CGCGACCGGCGACACCGTCCGTGATCCTCACGGTCAATGAGGTCGATGGCAACAACATCTAACGGGAACCGTAAGAAATAGACGCACAGATATCTTTCGGCCGTGAGCCAGTACGACCCTCTCGACCTGCGCGGGCAGGAGCGCGACAAGCAGAACCGCGAGCTGCGCGACAGGTTGGCGAGGGAGGCCGAGGAATCGGACGTCAAGTGGCTCATGGCGAGCAGGCGCGGCAGGCGGATCGTCTGGCGCATGCTCGACCAGGCAGGCGTGTTCCGGTCATCGTTCAACACCAACGCGATGACGATGGCGTTCTCGGAAGGCGCACGGAACTCGGGACTTCGGATGCTGGCAATCGTCCACGGTTGCTGCCCCGAGCATTACCCGACCATGATGAAGGAACAGACCGATGAGCGAACCAATGATGATGGAAACGGCTGAAACCACCACACAAGCCGCTCCTGCATCAGAGTCCCCGTCCGGCGTCGCGGCGACGGCCGAGAAGCTGTACGGGGGAGAGCAGAAGGCGACCGCGACCCAGGACTCGCAAGCCGCAGACGCGGCCGCTGCGAGCAAGGCCGGGGCGACCGATGCGAAGACCGACGCGCCGGCTGCGGACACCAAGCCGCAGGGCGCACCGGAGAAGTACGAGTTCAAGGCCGAGGAAGGTCGAGCGTTCGACCCCGAGGTCATGGAGGCGTATAGCACGGTCGCCAAAGAGCTGAACCTGTCGCAGGAAGCCGCGCAGCGCGTCCTCGACGCTATGGCCCCCAAGATGGCCCAGCGTCAGCAGGCGCAGATCGAGGCCGTTCGAGCGGAGTGGGTGACCAACTCCAAAGGCGACAAGGAGTTCGGGGGCGACAAGCTCTCCGAGAACCTCGGCGTCGCCAAGAAGGCGCTCGATGCGTTCGGCACCGCCGAACTCCGCAGTCTGCTCAATCAGTCCGGCCTGGGCGATCACCCGGAGGTGATCCGGTTCATGTACCGCGCAGGCAAGGCAATCAGCGAGGATCGGTTCGTCGGCGGCGCACCTGCCGTTGGCAAGGGCGCCCCGAAGGGCTTCTCCGATTTCGCTGACGTTCTCTACTCCAACACCTAATCCCACGAAAGGGGACAAGCAATGGCAGTTCTCTCCAACAACAACCTGACGCTCGCCGATTGGGCGAAGCGCACCGATCCCGAGGGCCGCGTGCCGGTCATCGCGGAACTCCTCTCGCAGTCGAACGAGATCCTCGAGGACTGCGTCTTCAAGGAAGGCAACCTGCCGACCGGCGAGCGCGTCGTGATCCGCACCGGCCTCCCGGCCGTGTACTGGCGCGCGCTCAATCAGGGCATCCCGAACAGCAAGTCGCAGACCGCGCAGGTCGACGAGGCTTGCGGCATCCTCGAGGCTCGCAGCGAGGTTGATAAGGATCTCGCGATGCTGAACGGCAACACCGCCCAGTTCCGCCTGTCCGAGGACGTCGCGTTCCTTGAGGCGATGAACCAGACGCAGGCGACGACCATGTTCTATGGCAACCCCGCCATCGAACCGAAGTCGTTCCTCGGCCTCGCCGCCCGTTACTCGGCGGCCCCCGGCAGCTCCGGCATCGGCCAGAACATCATCGAGGGCGGCGGCACGGGCAGCGACAACACCTCGGTCTACCTCGTCGTTTGGGGCGACAACACGGTGTACTGCCCGTTCCCGAAGGGAAGCACGGCTGGCCTGATGCATGAGGATCTCGGCGAGCAGACCGTGTACACGGACTCGGGCGCGAACCGCATGCAGGCTTACGCCACCCGCTACCAGTGGAAGAACGGTCTGGTCGTGAAGGACTGGCGCTACGTCGTTCGCATCGCGAACATCGACGCGAGCGACATGTCCAACGCGAGCGGCACGCAGGCTTCCAGCGCGGCCACGCAGCTCATCAAGTTGATGACCCGCGCCCTGTACCGCATCCCCAACATGGCGATGGGTCGCGCCGCGTTCTACATGAACCGCACCGTGCATGGCGGTCTGTCGATCCAGGCGATGGATCGCGCGCAGGCCGTCCTTGCCGTGAACCAGGGTCTGTCGCAGTTCGGCACCCCGTACAGCTGGCTGTCGTTCCTCGGCGTTCCGTGCCGCCGCGTCGACGCCCTCATCAACGCAGAAGCTCGCCTTACCTGATAGGTAAGGCAGAAAGGACACACAATGATTCTCGACCAGTTCAATCGTCTCGGCTCGACCGGAGCGATCACCTCGGCTACGACCTACGCGCTGCCCGACGTCATCGACCTCCAGAGCAACACCGCGTACCTCGCCACCGTCAGCGGCAGCCTTTACACCGTTGGCCAGGGAACCCAGAACCGCGACATCGGTTCCGGCGGCGACCTGTACGTGTACTTCAGCGTCACGACCGCCCTCGCCGGCGGCACGAACGCCACGTTCCAGGTGGTGGTGTCAAACTCCTCGACCCTCGCATCGGGCAACATCGTGGTCGGTGAAACCGGCCCGATTGTGACCGGAAGCCTCGGGCTGGGAGCGCAGGTCGCGGTTCGCATCAACCCGCAGCTGCTCGGTGCGTCCGGACTCCGTTACCTCGGCGCGCAGGTCGTCACCACCGGCACTCACAGCGCCGGCGTTGTGATCGGCGACGTCGTGATGGACATCCAGGACGGCAAGCGTGCTTACGCTTCCGGCTTCACGGTGGCCTGATAGGAGCAACTCATGGCGAAGGTCAAGGCAAAGGTTCTCTGCTTCGTGGATCACGGTCTGCGTCATCCAGGAGACGTCTTCGAGTACAAGGGGCCGTACAACCATCACCTCGAGTACCTCGAGGGCGCGGTTCAGGCTCCGGAAGTCGAGGCATCCGACATGCCGCTCCGGCGACTGCGGAAGGGAAAGACGGCCGAAGCCTCCGTCACGGAGTGATCCTCGGATTGTGACTTGACAGGAGGGGCGTCGGCGGGAAACCTCGACGCCCCTCCTGTTCCTGATAGGAGGCCGGCATGGCATCGGTCGTTGACATCTGCAACCTCGCGCTCGCGCACCTCGGGGACGACGCGACCGTCGCCAGCATCGACCCACCGGAGGGATCGGCACAGGCCGAGCATTGCGCGCGGTTCTACCCCATCGCGCGCGACACACTCCTCCAGACGCACGCATGGAACTTCGCCTCGCGCCGAGCCTCGCTCGCGCAGGTCACCATGCCGTACACGATGTGGAAGTACGCATACGCGGTTCCCGGCGACATGATGACCGCCGTCGCCGTCCTTCCGCCCGAGGCGCAGAACGACTACGCGACGCGCTTCTCGCCGGCGGAATACCCGTACTACAACGCGAACTTCTCGCCGATGCTTGCCGCTGGGCAGTACGTTCCGCAGCGGTATTCCATCGAGACTGACACGCTCGGGAACAAGGTTCTGTACACCGACCAGGAGAACGCGCTCCTGCGGTACCAGGCGCTTGTCAACGACCCGACCAAGTTCGACCCGCTGTTCACGATGGCGCTGTCGTGGCACCTCGCGTCGATGCTCGCCGGCCCTGTCATCAAGGGCGACCAGGGCGCTGCCGAGGCGAAGCGTTGCGCGCAGATGATGCTGATGTACCTTCAGCAGGCGCGCGCATCCGACGCGAACCAGCGCGACGTCAAGGTCGAACACATCGTCCCCTGGACTTCAGGACGCTGACCGATGCCAAGCACCCGGACGTACTATCGCTCGTTCGCAGGCGGCGAGATCAGCCCGGAGATGTTCGGGCGCATCGACGACGCCAAGTACCAGACGGGCGCATCGACGATGCTCAACTTCATCGCGCTCCCGCAGGGCGCGGTGGAGAACCGTCCCGGCCTCGCGTTCGTGCGCGAGGTGAAGAACAGCGCGTCCGCGACACGCCTGATCCCGTTCCAGTTCAGCCCGACCCAGACGCTGGTCGTGGAGATGGGAGCCGGGTACTTCCGGTTCCACACGCAGGGAGCGACCGTCGGGCCGGGAACGCCTGCCGCCTACAACGGCGCGACCGCATATGACGTCGGCGACCTCGTCTCGAGCGGAGGCGTGAACTACTACTGCATCGCGGCCACCACGGGCAACGCGCCGCCGAACGCAACCTACTGGTACGCGATGCCGGCGGGGATTCTCGAGATCCCGAACCCATACGCTGCGGCCGACCTGTTCGACATCCACTACGTGCAGAGCGGCGACATCGTCACGCTCGTCCATCCGTCCTATGCGGCGCGGGAGCTGCGTCGATACGGGGCAACGGATTGGACTCTGACGAGCATCAGCTTCTATTCGCCGATCAACTCGCCTTCGTCGATCACCGGAACACCGTACCGTGGCGGGGCGCTCAACATCACGGCGGTCGCCATCGGCAGTCCGGGCATCTTCACCACGGTGACCGATCACGGATTAGCGAACGGCGACGTCGTCTTCGTCGGCGAGTTGACGTTCAGCAACCCGAACACGATTAACAACAACTTCTATACGGTCTTCGGCGTAACTGCGAACACGTTCCAAATCAAGAGGTACGACACCGGGCAGCAGATCAACACGGCGACCCTCGGCGCATACGTCAGCGGCGGCTATGTGCAGCCGGGATCGACTGCGTACCCGAAGCAGACGTACCGCGTGACATCGGTCACGGCAGACGGCCGCGAGAGTACGGACATTGATCTGCGATCCGTGTTTAACAATCTCGACGTTCCTGGTTCGTACAACCTGCTTTCGTGGTCGGCGGTATCCGGAGCAGCCTCGTACCGCATCTACAAGGAAACGCCCGGATTCATCGCTGCCCTGATCGGGACGACTACGGGTACATCGTTTGAGGACAACAACATCGCGCCGGATCTCGGCGTGACGTTCCCGAACAACGACATCTCTCTGGACACGCAGTACCCGAGAGCGGTCGCCTACTACGAGCAGCC